TGATCGAGAGAATCAAACATAATATCCTCGTAATCGTCTAAATCATCGCCAAATTCATCAAACATATCTTCTATCATTGTTCGGCTTTCCTACAAGCTGGTTAATGTCATCTCTTTCTAATGCTTCATCAAGTAAATATGAGAGTGTCGTTTCTTGAATGATTTCATCATAATATCTTCTTATAAGCTTCCCAATGTGCGAGCTGTATTTTATTTCCGAGTTCGTTATCTCGCATATTTTACGCAGTTTTTCCCGCGTTAATGCAGACATTTCTTTCATCGTCATAGTTTTTTATCCGGCTGATTAATAAACGACGCTAGCTGCTTTTTGCTGTAAGATCTAATTGGCTCTTCCATCTTTCCAGTGCTGCTTAAGCTTCCGCAGATTACAATCTTATGTTCTTCTATGTGTGGCTCAATGCCATGTGTACCGATATATTTTTGCCGCGCCTTGGATAATATTGCAATGTATTCTTTTAACATCAAAGATTAACCCTTTGTTTCACGTGGAACTATTTAAATTTCTTACCTCTTCTTTTATATCGTCTTATGTACTTTTCTTTTTTAGATTTCGAGTGCATATCTGGGTACATTTCGGCAACCTCGTCCCTAGAAAGATACCTTATAGCACTTTGGCCGCTTTTTTTAGATTCTCTATCTATTGCCTTATATATAGCGTCCTTTGAAAATACAAAGTTGTCTTTTATTATATAGGTTTCGCTTTTTTCATAAATGTCATCTGGAATTTCAAAGAATTTATCGCTCAAAGCTTCCCCTTCATACTCTCATTGCAATTATGCTCATCTAAAAACTCCTTAAATTTAACGGCGTCATATTTCTTTCTATGCGTAATTTCAATTGATTTTAGAGCCGAATAAATCACGCCAAATATTATTATGAGTAATATAATGAATTTATTTCCTGTCATTTAAAAAATCATTATATTTTTGCGCGTCAAGTTCGGCTCTATCTTTATCATACTGCAATCTTAGATCAGCAATAAACTTACTAAGCTGGTCGGTGTTATTCTCAAGACGGTTAATTTCTTTTAGTAGTTTCATATTCTTGTGCTGTAGGTGGCTCATGTTGTTTTTTTCTTCATACAAATTAAATGCTAAATAAGCCAGGCTTATAAAGCATGTCAGTACAGCGATGCCTATTTGTATCAAGTCAGTCTCCATTAAAAACCGGTCGTGCCGTGTTCAGATCTTAGATAAAGTATATATTCTTCAAATGATTCATAGTCGGATTTTAAAAAGTGAGGGAACGCGGTCATAAACTCATCAAGAGCGGCGAAATAATCTTTCCCTATATTCCACCGATTCACATAAGCAACCTCAGCGCACTTTTTTAAAAACTTAATTTGTTCTTCAGTGAATGCTATTTTATCCATTTAAGTCAGTCTCCATAATTATCTATAATCCAATTAGCTAAATCTAAGGCGTCCTGTTTTTCCAAAAATCGATGGTCTGAATTCCATTCTAAAGAAAGCCACCCATTTTCCGATATTTCAGCTTGGATTCTGTCACTTTTCGACTCAAAATCTTTCGGCCTTGATTTAAGCCACTCATCTACTTTACTCATTTTATATTTCCCTAACCTTGACTAAAGTCCCCACCCAATCTTCTGGTTTGTAAGTTGACACAAATGTAGGTTTTTCTTTGTCGCTTAATTCAACCCAGAACTCTCGCTTATTAGTATTATTCTCGCCATAATTATCTATAATCCAATTTCCAAATTTCATAGCATCTTCCTTTTCTATCCTTACCATTATTTCACCAAATGATATTTTTATTGGGCCGTCGTCGGAGTCTATAAAAGCCCGCATTCCATCGACGAATAAAAAATCTACGGGTGTTAGGTTTCTTGTTTCATTAATTTTATCAAGCCATTCATCTACCTTACTCATTGTCTACACCTCTATTTTTATTCGCCTCATCGGCCATAGCCTCAACGAACAATTTTACATGCTGTTCATGATTTTTTTGATCTTCGCTTTTATTGCCGTAGTTTTTTATGATCCAATTAGCAAATATTGAGGCAAATTCTTTTTTTATAGTGCCACCATAATAGACAATTATATTCCCTGACTCTTTGTCAATAGTAGCAATTTTTTGTTGCGCGAAAGTACAGTCTGTCGGCTTACATTTATCGGCCAGAATCTTTTGAGAGAGCCAATCGTTTACCTTACTCATTTTTTAACTCGCCCTTCTACTAAGATCGGAACAGGTGTATCAAACAGCCACCCTGATTTATGGCCGCATTGCAGGCATTCATATCTAACGATATCGTAGTAACTATCGCTGGACCAAGATTTGCTTCCACAAAGCTCAAGGCCACAACCAGGGCAGTAGCAAAACGTACTCTGATTTTCGTTATGTTTCTTAACAAGATATCTCGCTATATACTCAATGATAGAACACGGACGACTCATTACCAACAACCCCAAACTTGAAACAGCTGCTTCACAAATAAAGCAGCAACAACAATTCCAAAAGCAAAGCCAATAAGTACTTGGATAACGTAGTTCATGATTAATCCTTATTTAAATTATTAAGCTTTGCTTGTCCCTTCAACGCCTCTTTTTTCTCTGTCTTGGGTTCTTTTATTTAACCACAAAAGAGCTTCATCAAGTTTTGTTATAACGATTGAGTTCTCTCTGCATGGATAATTTTTATTAAAACCTTCTATGATTATTTTTGCCGCCTCAATGATCGTGTCGACTTGGCACCCGTTAACGCCTTTTTCCTTTACACCGCCATTTTGCAGAGTAAACGAAATGGAATTTACGTCCTTTCTAATGTAAACAAAATTGGTCGGTCTAATATCAGACTCGAACCATTTATAATCCATAGCTCCAGATTCGTTAAATTTTTCTGGAAACTTAGCTCGAAGCTCATCCATTATTACAATGTCAAAGCCGCCAATTTTTTCTAACCCGCTTAGTGTCTCTAAAGCCATTAATAAACCCTTTAAATTAAAATAATATAACTCAACAAATTAAAATGGTATCTCATCTAACTCTCCCGTCATGACGACCACTTAATACTTCAACAATAACATCGTGGGGTATTTCTCTATCTATGGGTGACCTTTTTTCTTCTGCGACATCTTTTAGCGTCATGTAATGAGTGACGCGGCCTAAGTCCCAAGTATAAATATTGTTAGCATTGTCACAAACACACCACACTATGCCAACGCGAGTTTCAATATCATAATCGAACGAAATGGCTACATACCACCAACCATCAACCGTTATTAACATCCCTTTTTCTAGTTTCATTAAAACGGTATATCCTCCAAATCAGGTATAGAGCCATGCGGTATAGGCGCTTGCTCTGTTTCCTGATGCTTTGCTTTAGGCATAAGCTCAACTCGGTCGGCTATAATATTCGTGTATGTGGTTTTCTTTCCCTCTTTCTCAACTACCGAATATTCAATGCGTCCAGTAATTGCAAGAAGATCGCCTTTCTTCACATACTTGGAAACGATCTCTGCGGTCTTATTCCAGCAATCAATATTATGCCAGTCTGTTGGTGCATCTTTAGACATACGCCTAGTTGCAAGTGAGAACTTTGCAATCTGGTTGCCGTTAAAATCTTTTGTTTCTGGATCTCTGCCAACGTGGCCGATCAGTGTTACGATGTTCATTTTATTTATCCTTATTTAAAGAATCTCTTAAATTAATTAATTTATCGTAAAACTCTTTTGTTTCTTCGATTATTTCTTGTAAGTTTTTGTCTGTTAGAGCTATTTCAGCAACGTCAGTACAAAAATAGAGCTGTTGGTTAACGTTTTTTTGTACACAACCAGCCCACCAAACACTAAATGGTTTAAAATCTTCTGGAGCTTTATGAATTTTCAAATCACTCATGAAAACCTCTCTGGCATATTGTTACTATTTGTCCTCTAAACTAATCTTATTTGGCTCTATATCATACAACTCGCCAGAATCAGATATTACTCTTACTTGTCTGCCGTAGAAGTTAGACCAAATATCTTTGACTCTAACCTTAGATCCCTTACCTAGAGTAGGCCATCTACCAGGACGCACTGATGCAGTCTTCCAATCTCCATGACTAGCATCCTCCGCTAGGTATACATCCTTTCCGATTAAGTCGCTCACTCTAATAGGCCTGTGGTCGTTGATATAGATAATGTCATTCATAAATCATGCTTTCGTTTACTATTAAAGCACTCATGAAAACCTCTCAGGTAGTTTAGTATTTAAATATTTCATATTTTTCTTCAAAATCATTCTCGCTCATAACGCTATCACCGTTCCCATATTCGTCTTCAATAATCCATTGCCCCACACAGACAATCTGAGAATTATCATCTTTTGATAAAATAGCGTGTTGGTGTACTCGATGCCCGCATTTTGCACATGTAATTTCATAAAATAAAGAGTCATTTATATCATTGTCGTATTTATCGTAAGTTTTTACATTTTTTGGGAGCCGCGCATGATAATTATATTGCGTTGCACTTATAGTACCAGATCCTTTTAGCTGATATTTTATTCTGTCCACTACGAAAACCTATCCGGAAGTTTAGTGACTTCTTTATTTTTATAATCCTTAGCCGACTTGATTAATTCATCGTGGTAGTCTGGGTAAGCAAAATCACGATCCATCTTTACTTGTTTAATTTCCCTGTCAATTTTATTAGATCTTATTATTTCTGCTTTAAGTTCATCTTCAGTCATTTTTTTGTTTTTCATTTAAAAAGCCCTCTAACTTCTTCAGTGAATTCTTTATAGTTAAGCTTGTATTCTTGATCTAATGTTTTAACTTTCCATAGGCCAGCGCATTCTTTACTTTGTTCTTTGTGTGTAGCAAGTGGGATATTACAAAGGTCACATTTTAGATTCACTTTGTCTTTTATTACATAGTCGTTCATTTCTCCGCCTATAAGCCTTTCAATAAATAATTTATAAACTAGATCCCCATACTTTGTGCGACCTGTTGAGGATCGTGGGTCGAAGTATTTTGAAGGGGTGTCATTCAATTTAGATAAGTGAGCGTCGATGTTCACCGCTGCAAAAGCAGCATGAGCCTTAGCTTGGTCAATTTGCTCCACGCTCAACTTTCTCATTGAATAACTTCCTGAATGACAGCTTCAAAGTCTGTGGTTGGTCGGCCATGCAGTGCGTTGCCTACCTTATCCCAATCCTCTATCGGTATTTCCCGCGCTTCGAGTTTTTTCGTGATTGCTGCTTGGTGTTTTTGGTTGGTACGGTCATAGATGATTGTGGCTGTGGTTTCAATGCCTGTATCAATTTGGCTGGCTCTATATTCTGCAATTTTGTTTTTCTTTTGCGGAGCATCTTTCGCAGAAGTAGCTTTGTCTGGTCGAGTGCTATCAGAATCATTATTAACAGCCTCATTTTGTTCTACTCCAGTGTTCGCCCATTCTGCGAGTTCTTCCCCGGTCTTGACTGTGACCTTAAATGGTGGCTTTACAGCAAAAAGCCCTGTCCTGTCTTTTGAAGCAGAGGCTAGATGATTCATATCAATATCTAATATTAAACCAAATTCGTAATCAGTGCCCTCTCTTTGCACTGACTTTGTGCCGACTTTGCGGGGCTGGCTTTTGCCTTTCTCATTCTGTTCAATGACATAGTCTTGTTTTGAGCGCATTGTGGCAATAATGTGGAGCCTAGAGCTACGCATTTTATCAATAAAAGCGCGATGCCATGGGGTAACATTCTTCCAGCCAACAAAGCCATTCTTTGAGCCGTTTTCGGCGGACTCCAAACATCCGCCCGATCCTTCCCATTCGTGAGTTATCGAGTCTAAAATCAAGACTTCAATTGCTGGTATTTTTTCAACGTGCTCGATCATTTTAATCCAGTTCGAGGGGTGATAGCCGCCTTCCATTTTTGCGCTAAAATCTAGATGACTCCAATCGCCGGTTTTATCACCAGCGTAATATAGGGCCGAGCCGTTTTCCGTATCGCAAACAGCTACTTTAGACCAATCGCCGCAAACACCCTTTGCAATCTGTAAAGCTGAGTAAGTCTTTCCCGATCCAGATGCTCCGGACAACGCAATCATGAGTTTTACTTTTTTGCGCTGCGCTACTTTTAAATTAAACATTGTCATAAATCACCCTTAGCCTCTTTGATTATTTGCTTAATCTTAGTTTTAAAAAACCCTGTCATTGTCATGCCGTTTTCTTTTAAGACTTTCAGAAATTGCCTCTTCAATTGCGGCTCAATGTCGATAACTATTTTTGCGGACATGTATTATATTCCTATTTTTATAGTGTTGTTCAGCCATCGCCAGAGCCATAGCCATCGCCATCGCCAGAGCCATAGCCAGAGCCATAGCCATAGCCATAGCCATAGCCATTGCCATAGCCAGAGCTATCGCCAGAGCCATCGCCATCGCCAGAGCTATCGCCATAGCCAGAGCTATCGCCAGAGCCATCGCCATCGCCAGAGCTATCGCCATAGCCATCGCCATCGCCATCGCCATAGCCATCGCCAGAGCCAGAGCCATAGCAATAAACTATTGCTTCCATACTTTTACGCTCTTAATAGATTTTTGCGCTTTTGCAGTGCAAGTTAATATCTCGCAAACTCCAAAAACTTCTAGCTCTTTTACTTCAACAGGAAACTTGCAATTTTCTGGCTTGCTAGTGCCGTCTGTAGCTAGCTGACTTAAGCTAGCCGCACCGTCCCAGTACCAGATGCGGCGGGCATTGGACATAACAACACTGTCTTTAGTGCGTTTTGTGATGTAACCAGCAAACACTCCCGCTTGCGATGACCTAACTATGTAGTATTTTTTCATGCAAATTCCTTATGGTATAACTACAGAAAACTAACAGCGGCACTTATAGAGCACTGTAAGTATTCTGTCAAGTGACTCTACAGCCAATTTCGCAGCACAAGCAAAAAACGAAAAATAAAACACCTAGTCCAGCCATCCCAGCTATAGCGCAATAAATAAAAGCAAATAAGGATAAAAGGCCAAGCAGTGAAAAAATCCAGCTCATTTTAACGCTCCTTTTTTACGTTCAAATTCTAGAACTAGTTCCAGTTGTTTAACGATCAGAGGGATTAGTAAACTCTCTTTTTTAATATCTTCAAGGTTTGAAATGGCTAGTTTTATTAGGTCTTTTTGATCTTCGTTCATTTTACTAATCCTTTATAGCCAGCCACTTTTTCAGCAACACATAGATCAATTGCTTTTTTAGCATCGGCGCGGCTTAGGCCCGCTATTTCGGCCACGGCGTAAAGGAATGCTTGCTCTATTTCCGCGTTTTCCTTTGCTTTGGTGATGTCTTTACCTTGAAGCGATGTTAATGAAAGAGTTTCTAGAGCGTTTACATAAACGATGGCTTGTTTTAAAAGTCTTGGGTTCATCTTATTGCTCCAAAGTTGTTATAATACTCTTATCGGCATTTCTACAAGAAACTTTACATATTTCTTATATAAAACTATAAGTATTATGTCAATAGATAAGTGAGCTTTATGATTAATCCAACAAAGCGTAATGATAACGTTAACTTACTGGCTCCATGGCTGCAAAGACAGCTTATGGCTGCTATTAAGCAATGCCACGCTGAAGGGCTGATGTTCCACCCATTTGAGTGCTGGAGAAGTCCAGCCCGTCAAGATGAGCTATATAGTCAAGGACGTGGTGCGCCAGGTAAAATCATAACAAATGCCAGGGCTTGGGGTTCAATACATCAATATGGCCTTGCTGTAGATATAGCTTGCAAAATCGAGGGTAAATGGACGTGGGATGAAAAGCTATGTGATTACAATAAACCCGCTCCTATATTCCGTGAATTTGGGTTTGAATGGGGGGGATCATGGAACGACAGGCCTCACTATCAGATTGCTTGCGGCATCTCTCATGCTGAAATGTATGAGATAACTAAGACGCACGGTGTCCAATGGCTTTGGCTGCTTATTGAAGATCGCTTTCAATCCCGCTGCAAGAATATCGTTGCATGATTATTTATGAAGTACTGCATAGACTGCATAGATATGCAAGTATACTTAGCACTATCGGGTGAGCTTACCGCGTTTGAAAAAACATTCCTCTTGTCCATATCAAAACAACTCTATAAATTAAGTCCTAAACAAATTGCACTAGCACAGAAAATTCTTGGGAAATACTTTTCGCGTGACAACTTCATACACGATGTTACTAGATGTCGAGCCGCAAGGAAAAGCGCGGGCGCGGGTAACACGTCGCGGGACTTTCACGCCAACGAAGACAAAGAACTACGAGAACTCATTAAAAATACTGATGGCAAGCCAGTTTAAACAAAAGCCGCTTGATGTCGCTTTAAAGCTTGAGCTGATGTTTTACTTTCGGCGGCCAAAGTCGAGAAAAAAGGCTTTATTTCACGTTGTAAAGATCGACCTAGATAATGGGATTAAGGCCGTTTGCGATGCGGGAAATGGTGTGTTGTGGCGTGATGATTCTATCATCGTGGAAGTTCACGCTAAGAAAATGTATTCGCCAAAAGATGACGGCTACATAGTTTTAAATATAACTGAGCTCGAAGAAAAAAAAACACCAAAGCCTAAGCCCTGATGTTTTAATGAACCCAATACTATTTGCGAGATTTTTATAGTGCGAAGTTTATTAAATCAAGACAAAATAAAACCCGCTTTACTTTTGACGGCTAAGCGGGCTTAATCTTTTAAACTCTGATCGGAGAATCAAAGATGATTTCAATATATCCTACGCCTGGACGCCACGCAAGAGTAAATTTATTTATTCCACAAAACATTCACAACTTCTCAATGATTAGTCCACATGTTATTCGTTCCACGTGGAGTCCTATCATTTATAAAGATAATACTAGAAAACAAGCCAATTTCTTAAAATCTGTCATTGTCGCTTTAGATTTTGACGATGGTGAGATGAGTTTAGCTGAGGCTGTTGATAACTATTTCTGCGACATGCGGCATATCATCGGGACAACCAAGAGCCATCAAAAAGAAAAGAACGGGGTTGTTTGCGACAGGTTTCGTGTCGTGCTCCAGCTTGAGCGTGCTGTCGATAGCGCAAGACACTATCGCTACATTATGAAGCAGATGCTTAATAAATACCCGATTGACAGAGCTGCGCTTGATGCAGCAAGGCTGTTTTACCCATGCGATGAGGTAGTTTCTGTCAGCGATGGCTACCTTGTGGAAGTCCAGGATGTGCCAGAGAGGTTTGAAAGCTATAAAAAAAGAGTTGAGCCATTTCGTGGGACTAAGATAGTGCCTAGTGATGTCAGTTATCGGCTTAATCGTGTGCCTAAAAAAGGCGAGAGAAATGCTTATTTTTTCGGCATTGCATGCAATCTAATGTCTTGCGGGTTTGATGTTGATGAAACAAAATATTTAGTTTTTAATTCAAAAGCAATAAAGCCGCACAATGACGATGCGGCTTGTCTTGCTGGGATTAATCGCACGATCACCCAATTGTATTTACGAAACCAGAAAACATAGGAGTAGTTTTCAATGACGGATTTTACAGTAGATTCTGAGAAAAAAGCAAATGTTAAATCACTCGCGGGGATGCGCTCAAAGAAAGAAGAGAGTGAGCAGAAAGAAAAGAGAAAGCCACGCGGTCAGTTTGAAGAGGATATTTTAAAGCTAATAAAAGCTGGAAAGATGGAAAGAACTTATGGAGTGGTCGAAGAGATCGACGGGACAAAGAACTTAGTTCAAATATTTAATGATAAGCACATTAAGCCGATCTCAGAAACGGCTTTTATTTCTGATCTCATGGTCATGTGTAACACTTTCGCAGAATACAACGATGAGTATTTCATTATTAAAAAAGATGCAGAATCTATCTATCAAAGGTTTTTTCATGCAACAAGTCCGATTAAAGATCCTAAGCCGTTGGCGTTTAAAAGTTATGATGGCTATTGCTACCGTAGACTTGACTTTGACTACGATCCATCAATAAAAGACTTTAGCCACCCAACTTGGGACATAATTCTAAATAATATCGAATCAAATAAATCCGCATTCATGCAATTTATTGGCTCAATATTTTTTGAGGAAAGCTACAATCAACAATATTTGTGGCTGTATGGTTCGGGTGGCGATGGCAAAGGCACTCTTCTTAAGTATCTTTCCGATATACTAGGCAATTCATGTAAATCTATGACAGATGATATTGACGCGCATTGGACGTCGAAGCTGGTCGGTGCAAGAGTAGCTTATTTTGGCGATTGTAGAAATTACGGCATTACGAACACGGGTAAGTTCATGACCTTGACTGGTGGTGATGCTATTGCGATTAATCGTAAATATAAAGAGCCTTTTGACATTAAAAATGTCGTTAAGTTTATATTTGCATCTAACAACACGCCAAAGCTTGACCACGTAGTATCTGCGATCCGTAGGGTTATCATCGTACCCTTCAGGCAAAAGAATACAGCTGACCTAAGCGATCCTAGAAGTTTTGAAAACGGAATTAGAGAGGAAGGCTTATCGTTTATTCAGCATTGCATGAATGAGTATATGACGCACTGTAATAATCATGCGCCGATTAATCATGAAACGGGTTATGACATTGAAAAAATTACTAGCGAAGGCGAGGCTAGCAAGCAAGCATTCTTAGATCAGTATTTTGCGCTTGAATCCGAAGAGCGCGAGGAAAACTTTGTCGGCTTCAACAGAATGACGTATGCGGTTTTGAGTAAGACGTTTGAGCTAAAGTTTAGAGAGCACTTCGGGGTTGGCGCTGATTCAACTATTTTCAAAAATTGGATGAGAGATCGTCATAATATAATTTACAAGCAGGCTCGCGTGGCTGGAAAGAAGGGCTATTATTATTTTGGGATTCGACTACTCATACAGGACAGTAGGACACTAACAGGACACTAACAGGACGGTGTTTTTCCATCAATTTCATGGTGTTATGTCGTGTGTCCTGTCTGTCCTGTTATATTTAAAAAAGATATATATATAATATAATATATACCATATATATCCCCCTTATTATAAAGTATTTTTTGTCAGCGAACAGGACACCCCAAAAAAAGGCGTATTATAATGATTTTACAAGCGAAACACTGTCCTGTTCTAAACAGGACACCTTGTCTCAAACAGGACACCATTTGTGGATTTTATTGACTTTTTTCTTTGGCTAGCTGGCCAAGTGTATAAATTTTATACAGCAAGCGGCTGTTGATTTTATTGACTATTTTATTTTAGGAGTGAACATGTGGATTAAATTGAATGACGATTTTGGTGAGGTGGTTAACTTTTCTTATGCGATTTGTATTAGCAGACCTCGAGAGGTTGATGGTGAGACTTCATATTATTCACTCGAAGTCTATTTCAAAGACATGGATTGTGTTCAGAGGATTAATTATACTAGCCGTGAAATTGCTAATCATGACTACGATCAGCTTTTAAGACTTCTTGAAGTCACGTCACTAGCTGTTTGCAGCATAGACAAGGATGACAAATGAAAATTGAACTCATAGATATCAAAGACTTGAAGCTAGATAAGAAGAATGCCCGCAAACATAACAGTAAAAACCTAGATGCCATTAAAAGCTCCATATCGACGTTTGGCGTCGTTGAACCTCTGGTAGTACGAAAGTCAACCAATGTTGTTATCGGCGGTAATGGACGCCTTTCCGCTCTCAGAGAGATGGGTTTTAAAGAAGTGCCTGTTCATTATGTCGATGTAGATGACAATCAGGCTAAAGCAATGGGTCTTGCATTGAATAGAACAGCGGAGCTTGCTGAATGGGACATGGTTCAATTACCGGAAACATTAAAGATTCTATTCGAAGATGGCATCAATCTGGAAGCACTGGGATTCTCACAAAGCGACCTTGCGGAAGCTATTGAAGAGGACAAGCCCAAGTCAGATCCTAAAACTAAAACATGTCCGCATTGCGGTGAGATACTATAACCCAATTTTGAGCTACCATAGTCATCGGTGTATCATGGGATTGCGATCAATCTCCTGTTTTGGCTGGCTGGTCGGGTGGACTAGCTGGCCTTTCTTTTATAAATATTGCTAATATTAAACCGAGTATATAATTTTAATGAAGTTTATAATTTCTATAGTCCATGACGATAGAATTGTATCAGCCTTTATCGTTATCTCGAATAGGGCTTGCTATGTTTAGAATTTAATTTTATTATTTATAAAATTTTCGTGCGAGATTTTAATTGACAAAAGAAAAAAGATTTCCGGCAAACGGTTTTAAAAATGGTATTGCTGCCAACCCAAAAGGCAGAACTCCACTGCCTAAAGATCTCAAAGCTGAAATTAAGACGATTAAAAAGCTCACTCCAAGTCTAGTCGCTGCGCTTATCACAAAATATTGTCACAAGACTAAAGCTGAAATAATGGAAGCTTTGAAAGATCCAAACACTTCTGCGATTGATCTAACTATTTGCACTGTACTTTCTAAAGCGATTAACAATGGCGATCATCTACGATTAGAATTTCTTTTAAACCGTACAATCGGCAAAGTCGCAGAGCGCATCGAGCAAGTAACTTTCGATCATACAATGCTTGCAAAGATTGATACTATTCCAACAGAATTATTATTGGATGCAATTGCAGAGGCAAAAATCATAGAAAGCGAGGGTATCAGTGGCAACGATAACGATCAATAATCATGGTGGCAAGAGATTTGTGGCAGAGGTGAAGTCGGAGAAAGCGGACGGTATTATTCTTGGCAGAGATCCGCATGACTGCAAAGAAAGAGCCTTGTTATTTCTGGTAGAGCATGGAGTTAAAGAACCTATAACATTTGAGGCGGTTGAACATGAAAGTTGAGATTGATGTGGAACAGTTAAAGTTGGCGCTTATACATTATGAGAATGCGGAGAAGATGCTAAAAGCCTTCCCATTTTCTATTAAGCAGTATTACAAACTGGGCAAGTTATTTAGAGAAGAGGAAGCAAAATATGTATGTTGGCAAACGCTTAATTTCTTCCAAAGAGTTATTGGCGATACAAGACAACAGATTGATTTAATAATAGGCGGCAAAGATGCTAAAGAAGTTACTCCGATTGTTGAGGCTGTCGAGCCCACAAAAACCAGAAGAAAAAGATCTACTAACTCAGCAAGTATTGAAGCTGTTTAGTCTTCATCAAATTTTAGATGAGTGCCTTTTTGTGCTTAGTGAAATGGAATTTGATCCGGTTTATAAGAAGCAGATTGATGACTTCTCAAAAAAGTCTGAGTTTGCTTTGTTTTCTTTGTATTGCACAACAAAGAGCGCTGCCGAATACATTGTTAAAAAAAGGGTATTAGATGAGTCCAAGGCAAAAAAAGAAGCAAGAGAAGCAAGAGCAGCTATTGATGACAGTAGCAGTGATCGAGAAAGCGAGGATGGATCTTTACAGATTGTGGGAAGTAAAACTACTTGAAGATGGTAGTTATATTAAAACCATGCTTAATGAAGATACGCCCGCAATTATCAAAGCAAAGTATCTGCTTAATCTAAACGCTCAGGCTTTCTCGGATGATAAGAAATGAGCGGGATGACTGAGCTGCTATCAAATATGTCTTATGCTGTTGCAATGGTATTTGTAGCAAAGATGCTTTGCGAGCCACTACAGATATTTCTCATGCAGCGAGAATCTTTTGTAACTGCAAAGCATGAGTTAGATCATCTTAAGATTATGATTGCAGAGCTAAAGGCTGCAACAGACAAGACGGAAACTTTAAGAGAGGATCTTACCAAGGTGCTTATTTCTAACGGCATTAAAATAAATAGATGAACAAACTTGAGCTTGCATATTATGGCCTATGGAAGCGCGGCGCGGTTGCAGATTTCTATCTAAAGAAGCACCAATGGTTGATCTACTCACTTCTTAAGCTCACCAAAAAAGATATTATAGTATTAAATATATCGCGGCGCTTTGGCAAATCGACAACATGTGCGACATACTGCGTCGAGCAAGCGCGGCTTAATCCTTGGCTTACTATAAGATATGCCACGGCTTTTCTTACGGATTTGGAAGATTTCATCAAACCTATCTTTGATGACATATTCTCAACCTGTCCCGACGAGTTCATGCCTGAATATTTGGAAAGTAAAAAGCGTTATGTGTTTAAGAATGGTGCATCAATAAAGCTTATTGGTTTAGATAAGAATCCAAATGGTGCAAGGGGTAACAACATTGACATTTTGGTCATTGATGAAGCTGCCTTTGTTACCAATCTGGAATACATTTACAAGTCTGTTATCGTGCCAGCCACTGCTAACAGGCCTTTCAAAGTTATATTCCCGTCTACTCCACCGGAACAGCCGGACCACTTCTGGTCAAGAGTTTTGATACCAAAAGCAAAGCTTAGAGGGACATATTTAGAGCAAACGATTGAAGATAATACAGAGATTGATATCAAAGAAAGAGAGAGATTAATCGAAGAGGTTGGCGGCAAAGATAGCATCAATGCTCAAAGAGAGTTTTACTGTAAGATCGTTAGAGACGAGAATATAGTTGTCATACCTGAATTCAATAAAACTCACATTGTGCCAGCGATAAAACTGCCTAAATATTATCACGGGATTTTATCAATAGACCTTGGTGGAGCTGTGGATAAACATGGGATAGTTCTTTGCTTCTTTGACTTCGAAAGACAAAAGTTTTGCATAATCGGCGAGTCGCTTCTACCAAAGAACACAGCGACGAAAGAAGTGGTGGCATCTGCCAGGCTTTTAGAAAATAAGATTAAATGGAATGTGAACGTCCCTAATCGGGTTGTTGACATGCCAGCTCAAATGAAACTCGATTTAGGTTACGAGGATTATTATACAAGGCTACCAAAGAAAGAGCCCGGCTCTGTACAGTCTAACGTTGCAGCACTAAGACTTGCTTTTACGAGAGACTTAATCGAGGTGCAAGCTGATTGTAAATATATGATTCAGACTTTAGAGGCCGGATGTTGGAAGAGTGGTAAAGAGGACTTTGAGAGAACGGAAGATTTAGGGCACTTAGACTTACTTGCTGCATTGCTTTATGCTTATAGACATATTAACCGTGACAACCCATTTCCAAAACATTACAATTTGAACTTAGAAAATACCTATATTCCACCAGAAGATAAAAGCGCTATATCGGAGCTATTCTAATGCGAGAAAAATACACCCCAAATAACGACCAATATTTTGCAACCCTCGAAGGTGATGAATTAGTTGGTGCGATACGTCATAAGATTGAGTTGTTTTATGACGATGTCGAGAACATGGGTATCAGAGACTTAATTCATAGATGTTATAGAGCATATTATGGCGGTGATCTTTCAAAGAATTCGCCATTGTTTGAGAATGCAAAGATAACAAGTTATGGTGATTCTGGTCAGATCATGAATCTGAAGCTTAATCATTATAGAAATTTACTTAAGCACACGCGTCAACTATCTACCGCAGAGAAACCGGCCTTTGTCTGCCGCGCTAATAACTCAGATTATAAATCTCAAGTCCAAACTGTTCTCGGCAATGGTCTTATTGATTATTATATGCGTGAACTTGGGATGAGTGCTTCAATCGGACAGGCCATAGAAAATTGTTTGGTTCAAATGGAAGGCTGGATTCATGTGCCGTGGGAACCAAGTTTAGGCGATATCTATGAAATAAGCACAGACGGTCAACCTATATACACGGGTGATATTAGCTTTACGGCGCATGCTCTGCTAGATATTGCTAGGGATGTGTCACTTGGTCATGACGATGAGCATAATTGGCTGGCTGTTAGATCTAAGAAGAATAGATGGGATCTTATCGCGGTTAATCCCGATGAAACCGAGAATTTACTCAATGCGGTCTTAAATGAAGAGGATGACACAGGTATCCAAGACTTTGCTAATAGAAAGGTATCTGAAGATTTAGTAGATGTATGGACTTTCTATCATAAGAAAACCCCAGCGCTGCCTGAAGGCAAAATGGTTCAATTTTGCGGTGACGCCTTATTAATTAATATGGACTTTCCCTATGACAAAATACCGCTTCATAGACTAACGGCAGATAGGATTATAAACACGCCTTACGGTTACTCGCCCGCAGTGGACATTGTAGGCGGTCAAGAGGCTTTAAACATTCTAACGTCTACCATTATGACTAATCAAGGTACTCACGGCTTGCAAAATGTATGGACACGTCGAGGCGATAAGATTGAGGTGAACATGCTTTCAAGTGGTTCAAAGCATTTTCAATCTGATGAAATGCCTAAACCTCTTCAATTAACATCGACTTCCCCTGAAGTATTTAATTTTAGGCGTGAAATAATTGGTGACATGCAAACTTTGCAGGGTGTCCCAGCGGCAATGCGTGGCAATCCAGAAGCGAGTTTAAAAAGTGGCTCGGCTATTGCAATTGTTGTTGCTCAGGCTGTTCAATTTGCTTCACTTATCGATGAAGGCAAAGACACGCTAATAGGTGACGTCGGAACGACTGTTATCAATCACTTGCAGAAGTTTCCAAAGACCGAGCGCGTTGCAAAGCTGGTGGGGAATTTTAATAGGCCGTTTACTAAAACATTTAAGTCTGAAGATCTTTCGGAGATAAATAGGGTTTCGGTTGAGAAGATTTCGCCGATGTCTAAAACTATTTCCGGACGCGCTGAAATTGCTAACCAACTACTTCAGCAAGGCATGATCGAGAACTCTAAGCAGTATATGACTGTCCTTATGACTGGCCAACTAGATCCAGCAATTGAGGGAGCGCAGTCTGAGCTGCTTAATATCAGGGCAGAGAATGAAGCATTGCAAAATGGTGAAATTATCGGTGTCATAATGACCGAAAATCATAAGATGCACATCAAAGAGCATAAATCGATACTAGAGAACCCAGAAGCTAAGAAAGATGGCAAGCTTGTTACAAACACTTTGGCACATATTCAAAAGCATATTAATGTATGGAAAGCCACGCCACCGGAGCTTTTATTTATTCTGGGCTTTGAGCCAGCTCCAAACTTTCCGGCGCAAATGCCTCAACCTAACCAGCCTCAGCCTGAAGGCGGCGGAAGTGGTGAAGGTGTAGTGATGCCAGAAGAAGAGGCCGCGATGCCTAACATGCCTAACTTACCTAAAGAGGCACCCCCAGAAGCAATAGATGCTTATGAAGGCGCTGTTCAAAATGGAATGACACCTAACTAATTAAAGGATCGTGCGAATGTCTGAATCTGTACCAACAACTCCGGCGGCAACACCTGTAACTTCAGAACCCAAAGCATCGAGCGGCTCGGATTCTGCCGACTTTGAATCATGGCTTGCATCAAATGAGGCTAGTAATGCTAGTAATGGTGAATCTGATTCCTCTGATAGCGACGTGGCTGATAGCGATACTATTGATTTCAGTGCTCTTGACGGTGAAAGTTCTGATGAGTCTGAAGATGTCGAGGAAACAGAAGCAGAAACAGAAGATGAGACAGACCAGGAAGTGGTAGAAGATAAGATTGTTTTAGAAATAGACGGTGAAGAAATTGAATACGATGCAAGTGACAAAGAAAAACTTGCGAGAGACTTAGCGCATGGCCTTAAGTCGGATAAAAGATACAAAGAAGCAAAAAGACTAAAGAACCAGGCCTTAGATCTTGTGAATAAAATTATCTCAAACCCTGAAGAGGTTTTAACTCATCCGAGTTTAAAAGAGCAAGGCTTTGACTTTAGAGAAGTAGCTGAAAAATTTTTATATTCCGAGCTGCAAAAAGAGAGAATGACGGAACAAGAACGACGTGCTCACGATAATGAAATAGAACTGGCAAAGATAAGGGCAGAGAGAGAGCTGCAACAAAAGACCGCAGCACAAAGACAGATAGATGCACGTCAAGAGCAGCTAAGGACTTCATTTACTAGTCAGATTATTACAGCCATTGAAAATAGTGGGCTCCCAAAAACGCCATGGTCAATGGCTAAGATCGCCGAACACATGAAAGTGGCCATAAAAAAGGGTTACAAAGACGTAACCGCTGAAGATGTTGCGCCACTAGTCGCAAACGACCTAAGAGAGATGAGCAAGCAATATATCGCCTCGCTTAAAGATGACCAGCTTGCGGAAGCTTTAGGCAAAGACGTGGCAGAAAAACTTAGAAAGCAAAATATTGCTAAGGTTGCAAACCCGTTTGCTAAACCGCAGCAAAAAAATACTGCGCCGCTAAAGAATTCACCAGCCAAGCCGAATAGATCATCATCGTTATATGATCTTCTTGACGATGTATTAAAATAGAGTATAATTTTTATAGCAGTCATTAAAATCTATAAGATAGTCCCAGACTATACGGTGTAAATGACGCTATTTTGCGTATCCTGTTTTTGCTTCGATTCACGTCCCTGACGCTGAATAGCACAAAATAAGCGCATAAAAAAATTATCTAATTAAAATCTAAAATCTAAAAATCTATAAGGAAAAAATGCTATGGCTAATACATTGACCACTATGGCGGCCGCTTTTAAGTATGTTCACGATAATAAATTAAACGATCTAAAACCAAATTGCGCCATTGTCCAGGAGATGGCTGGCACTTTAAAAGAGTCAGACGCACTAGGCAGAAAATACCTATACCCTGTCGTATTGGGATATGAACTCGGCATAACCTACGGAACAGGTGACGCCTTTACTTACAATGACGACATTGCTGGGCTATATGATGAGGCAGAACTTGATTGCACGCCGGTAGTTTTAAAATCAAGAGTATCTCTTGAAGCTGCAGACCGCATGAGTAAATCTAGTAAAACAGTTTTGTCACATGCTGCTTTACGCCTTGGTCAAATGAAACAAAGTTTAACTAAGTTTGCAGAAATAGACTGTATTCACGGACGACGTGGCTTTGCTATATCTGCTTTAAGCTCTGTAGATACTGGCACCGATCCAGATCAAAGAACTATTACGTTTGCGGCCGACTGGGCTCCGGGCGTGTGGGCTGGTATGGTCGGCGCTGCTTTAGACGGTTATGACGGCGCTACTAAGCAAAATGCAAACGCTGACTTTAATTTAGTAAGCGTGAATTTTGCAGAGCAAAAGATTATCATTTCTGGTGATAACACAGATTTAACTGCGCTTGCTGTTGGCGAGAAGATTTACTTCAAGGGATCTTATACAAATGGAATGTACGGCCTTTTATACCAACTTGATAACGCTGGTTCTTTGTTTGGTATCGACGCTGCTGCTTATGACTTGTGGAAAGCAAGTGAATTCGCTGTAACTGGTGCTTTAACTGTTGCTAAGATTCTCGAAGGCGCAACAAAAGCGGAAGAGAAAGGCGGACTTGATGAAGATTGTGTTCTTATTTGTTCAAGCAGAGCTTACAACCTTTTAAATTCTGATATCACCGCGCTTAGAATGTTCGATGGTTCTTACAAAGATGTTGCTGAAATTGGTAACAAAGGGATCATAATCAAGTCATCTTTTGGAAAAATCCGCGTTGTCGGTCATACAATGATGAGTGTCGGTTATGCCATGATGGCACCAGAAAAAGGCGTGAAGAAAGTTGGTTCAACAGACATCACTTTCGGCTCACCTGTAAAACCAGGGGAGATAATCGAGCATTTGGAAAGCGTCCATGCTTACCAAGTGACTGGCCGCTACTCTTACCAAATCTTTGCACAAGAGCCAGCAAAATGCGTACTTTTCACAGGAATAACATAATTAATTAGTTCGCACGGCTAATTATTTCGTCTTGGAGAGCTGACGTTAATCGCTCTCCACCAACAAACTGCGACACTTGAAAGGATTATTAAAATGGCTGCATCTTTAAATGTAATTGTATCTTCCGACGAAACTGAAGCACTTCTTACACAACTCTTAGTTCCAAGCTCAACAAAACCAAAAGAGGCCGCACTAGGTCTTTCTAGATTTTTTAAAGATATAGCTCACGGTCGGTATCGAGGTACTGTTTACGTGGGCACTGATGACGCTCTTGCTGTTAGAGCAAGCGCTACTATTACATGCGCTTCGGTTAACGCTGCCGACACTGTCACTATTGCCGGCGTCGAGTTAACTGGTGACGATACACCTGAAGGTGATGATCAATTTTCTTCTGGTGGAACAAATGCGGTTGACGCGGCCTCGCTTGCTGCAATTATTAACGCTCACCCTGTATTATCTAAGATTGTCGCTGCTACTGTTCCAGCTTCAAGCGCTGTTGTCACAGTGACATGTTTAACGCCGGGAATAATCGGTAACTACTTAACGCTTGTTTCAAGCGATGGGACAAGGCTTGCGGTCACTGGTTCAGGATATCTAGCAAGCGGAACGGGCGGCAATGACGGCGCGTTTACAACTTACGCCTTGGGGTTATAATGCAAAAGCTTTTAAAAAAAGAAATAAAAAATGTCATAACTGCAAATAATGAATTTGTCTTTGACACTGATGAGCATCAATATTTATCTGTCCAGGTTGTCCAGGATGTTGCCACTGTGGGCGCCCTTGTTTTCGCTGGTACAGTTACCGTTAACATCACAGATAACAAATTTGTCAGAGCTGCGCATTTACTTTCAACAGGTCTGAAGGTAAGGGTTGCGACAAGTGGTACGCTTCCAGCGCCTTTAGCGGCGGCAACAGATTACTATGTAATCATACTAGACGCCAATGAGTTTAAGCTTGCGACAAGCGCGGCGAATGCCCACGCTGGGACAGCGATTGACTTAACAGCGATAGGTACTTTGTGGCAAACGTTTACAGCGCAGGCAATAACTCCGGCTATCCTTGCCTCTGCGACTGATATCGCGCATGGCTCAGAGACATTTACGAAAGTAGCTCACGGATTTACGACTGGTTTAAAAGTCCAAGTGTCTACAAGCGGCGTATTGCCAGACGGTCTTACGGCTTTAACAGATTATTATGTAATTAGAACTGATGCCGACAATTTCACGTTATCAGATACCTATGCCCATGCTTTAGCTGGTACTGATGTTGTTCCAATTGCAGATAATGGGACAGGTAACCAGACTTTTACAGCGCAAACAATTCTTGATGTTGTTGCCTATTCTACTTCCGATCTCAATGCTACCGACAACACCTTTGAGAAAATAAACCACGGATATCCTACAGGTCTTAAGATTCAAGTTACCACTGCTACAACTTTACCGACCGGCATAGCTGGGACAACAGACTATTTTGTTGTGGCTGTAGATGCCGACACATTCAAATTATCCGACACTTTAGCGCATGCGCTTGCTGGTACAGACATCATTAATTTTTCTGACACTGGTACAGGACTTCAAACAGTTACACCTGTCGCTTTAGCAAGTGCCAGCGTGAAACTTGAAAAATCTAACAACGCTGTAAATTATTCTGACCTTGTTACCGCTGTGAACATTACGGCCGATGGCTCAACATGGTTAGAGCCCACTGGAATGCTTTGCGGCGCTAAATATGTGCGAGTTACTTTCGCGGTGACTTCTGGAATTCTTGACGCCACGGTATACGCTTGCTTGAAAGGTAGATAATGGCTACCAATGTCACTTATAACGGGGTTACTTATTCAGTTCCCCAGAACGGTAATAGTGGTTGGGGTACGCAATTAACAGCGTACCTTGTCGCTTTAGCGAGTGGCTCACTTACCAAAGCGGGCGGGGTTGTTACTTTAACTGCTAACTTAGACTTAGGCGCAAACTACGGCATTAAGTCTATTTTCTTCTCGGATCGCGGCACAGCTGCGAGCGCTGGGATTTTCAGACTTTCAAACAACACGGCGGTATCATGGCGCAACGCTGCTAATGACGGCAATTTAGATCTTACTGTTAACGCTAGCAACGCATTATTATTTAACTCGCTACCTGTTGCAGCATTAGCTTTAGGCGCTGCGAACACAGTTTTAAAAATGAATTCGGGCGGAACAGCGTTCGAATATGGCACTTTAGTTAACGCAAATATTAACGCAAGTGCTGCAATTGCGTATTCTAAACTAGCGGCTTTGACTTCAGCTAACATTCTAGTGGGCAGTGCTGCTAATGTGGCTACTTCTGTCGCCATGACAGGAGACGTTACTATAAGCAATGCGGGTGTTACTGCGATTGGTTCTGGTGTTATCGTCAACGCCGACATAAGTGCAAGTGCTGCAATCGATGGCTCTAAGCTGGTTGCTGCAACTGGTAGTGTTGCTGGGGCTGTGACTACTTCAGCGCAAACATTTGCTGGTGCTAAAACCTTTAGTGACCTGATGACTTTAACTGCCGGAATTAACCTAGGTGATGGTGGAACTCTTGTTTTAAAAGACACGGATGGTTCGACCGGAGCTGATGAGAGAATTGGAAGTCTTTTAATAGAGGCTTCAGATACTTCAAACACAAGCTTAGTCGGTGCTCGTTACGAAGCTAGATCCTTAGTTTCTGGTGGTGCTACTTCTGGATTTAGAATATCAGCTTCTTTAAGTGGGACTGAGACTACTTTACTGGAAAGTGATTCTACAGGAGCCTTAGTTGCTTCAAACCTAGTCGGTACTAGTACTAGAATGGTTACTGCCAGCTCTGCGGGAGTACTTGCAGCTGCTACCATTGTAACTAGTGGGACTTATACTCCGACATTTACACTATCAAATGCAACAGATGGTGTGGCGAGACAAAACAACTACACAAGAATTGGCAATATTGTCCACGTCACTGGAGTAATTGACGGCATAACTACTACTACTACTGCCACAGATGTTTCTATTACACTTACAAGCTTGCCGGTTGCAACTGCAAACTTTTCATCAGCATATCAGGCCACTGGTTCTGGCAAATATGGTAGAAGCACTGGCGGTATTAATGAGTCTATGTCTGTTAATGCTAACTCAGGCGCTCAGACAGTGGTTCTTCAAGTCGAGTCTACTTTAGCTGCGAGCGCTGGCGGGTCTTGTTTTGCATACTACAGTTTCTCATATCAAATTCAATAGGGGTATAAATATGCTTTGCAAAAATTGTGGCTGTGACATGAACGAAATGGAAGAGTCAGAAGAGAAAGAGTCTAGCCATAAAGGCGATGATTCTGAAATGAAGCTTAATCTTTTGGATGAACTCCAAGAGTTACTTGGTGAAGCTTCTTTAAAAAAGATCCCTAAAAAACAAACGTCTGTAAAAATAGCGGTCATGAAACCCAAGGGGATGTAATGGCTCTTATAACGTCAACCAACCTCATTGATATGATCGTTCGCAGGTCTTTTATGCCTGTTAGCTCAATAACGTTTACGAATGCTGAAATATTATTAATGGCAGATGAAGAGACTAAGTCAATCATCACGCCTTTGATTCTGTCAGTTAACGAAGAGTACATGGTTGACTACTATGATTATACTTTAGAGGTTGGACGCCAAAAATATCCGATTCACCATAGAGCTGTTGGACTTACATTAAGAGAAGTCCATTTACTTGATTCATCTAATAATGTGAAAAATCTTACTAGAAAAGAAATAACAGAGCCGCAAAACACAATGCAGCGCGGGCCTGTCACTAGGTTTAGTGTACAAGCTAATGAAGTGCTGCTTTGGCCGGTGCCTGATAATGCAAGTTATTATTTAAGAGAATACTTTTTTCTAAGGCCATCCAGCCTTGTAGATTCTTCACTATCACCAGCTATTACGGCTTTTAATCTTACAACTAACACGGTAGAAGTTGCAGCTCTTGATGCTACTTTTACAGACGCGGTTAATTATGACATTGTTTCAAAAAGCGGCGGCCATCAATGTAAAGATTTCTCGCAACCTGTAAGCGGCATTGTTGGGACTACCTTAACATTCACCAACCCTTTGCCTACTGATATAGCTATTGGCGATCATCTTTGCATTGAAGAAACAAGCGGGCTCGTTCAAGTTCTACCAGAATTTGTCCCAATATTAGCGCAGGCCGTGGCTGTCAAAATGCTAGAATCGACAAGTCAGCCAGGTGCTTCTATGCAAAGAGAAACTTTAAAAAAGATGTTAGACGATGCTCAAAAGTTAATTACTAGCAGAGTGTCGGGTGAGCCTAGAACAATAATAAATAGTTGGATTTAGTAAATGTCTACGAGTCTATTTTTAAAATTCAAGGGCTTGTTTACTAACTCTAATGAGCTGTCGAGCGTTCCTGAAGGCGCACTACTTACGGCTGAAAATATAGACATACTTTCCGAAAACCTCGCGCAACCTAGGCGTGGTTTTGGTTTACTTGAAGATTCAACTTTCGGTGATGCTGACACAAGGATAGATGCGCAGTGGACATTTGGCAATGAAGTATTCGCGCACCATGGGACTAACGGTCTTGGTACTGCCGACACTATTTCAAGACTAACATCCGGATCATGGTCAGCATATTCTGGAACTTTCGAAGCACCAAGTGGCAACAAAATAAGGCCGCTGTTTGCTAATCAGAATACGTATTTAAATACATCGGCTGGGATAAAAAAACTCGATTCGAATGCCGGATCAATAGTCGATGCCGGGGCCTTTAAAGGGCTGGATATTTCGGCGGGAAATTCTGCAAGCGCGTCAACGTGGCTTGCTGATGACTATCGCACGGCCTATAGATGTGTTTGGGGTATTAAAGACGCCAATAATAATTTAGTGCTTGGCGCTCCAAGTCAACGTGAATCATTTATGAATACGTCAGGGAGCGCAAAAGCTGTCGATGTAAGAATAACGATACCGGCTGGTGTTACAACAGACTGGTTTGTCCAGCTTTATAGAGCCGCAGCAACAGACAACACATCGGGCGATGTTGAGCCAAGCGATGAAATGGGCCTTGTCTATGAAGCAAGTCCAACTGCTGGCAACATTACAGCCGGATATATAGACATTACTGACATTACTCCTGATGAACTTCGCGGCGCAACAATATATACCGCGGCCTCTCAAGAGGGGCTTGCTAATGCTAATGAGAAACCGCCGCTTGCTAAAGATATAGCTGTATTTCGTGGCTGTACTTTTTACTTAAATACAGTTTCAAAACATCGCTATACCATGACGCTGTTAGCTGTTGGCGGCGCGGGTATCGTCAACGATGACACTATAACAATAGGCGGCGTGGTCTACACTGGTAAGGCCACTGAAACTATTGCTTCAGCGCAGTTTGCTGTTGTTACGGGCGGCTCTGCTTCACAAAATATTCGTGATACTGCAATATCATTAATAAGAGTCATCAATAGACATGCAAGCAGCACTGTTTACGCTTATTATTTAAGTTCGCCGGATGACTTACCAGGTAAGATATTAATCGAAGAAAGATCTATTGGCGGCAATAGCTTTGCAGTTATATCAAGTCGAGGCTCTGCTTTTAATCCTGTTCTTCCAAGTTCTGGGACTACTGAATCAAGTACAAACGACACTTTTATAAATGGCGCTTATTTTTCTAAACCAGATCAAAATGAACACGTCCCACTGGTTAATTTTATTCCATGTGGTTCAAAGAATTTTGGGATTAAAAGAGGCATTGCTTTAAGAGATTCACTAATTCTACTTAAAGACGATGGGATCCATAGAATAACTGGATATTATCCAAACTTTAACGTTGAGCTATTAGACAGCTCTGCAATTCTTATAGGCAAAGAGACACCAGCAATTTTAAACAATGTCATTTACTGCTTAAGTTCGCAGGGCATTATTGCCATCGGTGACACTGTAACAGTTATTTCTATACCTATAGAAGATCAAATTAGAGAGAAGATAGCAGCGTTTCAATCTACTATTGAATCAAGAGCCTTTGGCGTTGCCTATGAATCCGAGCGTAGATATTATTTATTCTGGCCGTCAACTTCTGGTTCTACATTCAGCGACCAGGCATTAATATTTAATTCATTTACGAGAACATTTGTTACCCACACGCTGTCAGCTTCTACTGCTTACGTTGACGCTGTGAATAATGTTTTATATTTAGCTCCCCCTGATTCTGAAATTATAAAAACAGAAAATAGAACTTACACACAAACAGACCACGGCGATTATTTACGCGCTGACACAATCACGGATGTGACAGCGTTAGATGTGACTTTAGCAGATTCAACCAACGTAGAAGTTGGGGATGTCATCTATCAATCTTCTACCGTATATGCATATATAACAGCGATAAGCGGAGATGTTGCGACTGTTCAAAGCGATCCAGGGTTCACGGCGGCGGCATGCACGATATACAAAGCCATTGCCACGTCAATAGAATGGGCTCCAATTACGTTTGGTAATCCGGCGCACATGAAGCAGTTTAATACTATGGAAGTTATATTTAAAGAGGACTTCAATGGCACTGCGCAAATCTATTTTGAAAGCGACCTTGACCAGAATGTTGAGGTTGTCGAAATAGAGGGCGCACCTGTAGGGTTATGGGGTTCTTTTGAGTGGGGAGAAGCTCCATGGGGTGGCCAGCCTATAAGGCGTCCATATAAAGTATGGGTTCCAAGAGATAAGCAAAGATGCTCGCAGTTATCTATTAACTTTCAGCATAAAATAGGATTCTCACTTTGGGAGATGGAAGGAATATCGGTATCCGGTGAAATGGGATCGGAGAAAACTAATCGATGAAGCTTCCAACTTTAAAAAGAATCACGGTCGAAGAACTTGGACAAAAAGCCAAGAAAGACGAACCCGCATTAATTAAAGCGCTTGGTTTTATTAACACATATATAGAACAAGTATATAATGCTTTAAATAAAGGCATTACGGTTGGGGATAACTTAGACGGTCTTATCATGGACGTGGAACTAGATGGAGTTTATCCCTATGTTCTTAGATGGGATCGAAGAACCCCGCCAAAGGCTGTTTGGGTTGTTTATTCTGATACTCTGCCAAGCGGCGGAGTGTTTTGTTATTGGAATTTTACTTCTGACGGCCAGCTATCAATTAACGCGGTGAATGGTTTTAGTCCAACACCGGCGGCTAGGGTTAATATAAGATTAATGTGCTTAGTTGGTTAATAGGGGAATAAAATGGCTCTGATTGATACTTATGAAGATGATGAAGAAAATGAGATAACAACGCAGGGTGAGATACCATCCGCAGCGCCGCAAGGCTCGGAGATGCAAAAGGGTGTTACACCCAAGAAGGGTTCTGGCTGGACTAACCTAGAAAATTATATAGCAGCCAACGAAGCGGGCTCTGAGAAGATGGGCCAAGACGTTGTTAAGTCTATTGATCAGAATATTGGCTCGGCGCAATCTAAACTCGGCGAGCAGGTTAACAAGACGGCTGGTAGTGCTGTCAAAGATACTGGTTTAATTGAAAACCTAAAAAAAGATCCGAGCGCTGTTTCTAGAGAAGATTTTGAAAAACAATATAATGCTTCATGGAATGCGCCAAGCTCAGCTCAAGAGTTTGATGAATTTGGCGATGTACAATCAAGAATAAATAAAACTAGTGAAGCGGCTAAACAGGCCGATGATTTTTCTGGCCGTAAAGAGCTTTTAAAAACTGCCTACGATGAGCCAAAATATTCATCGGGTGAGCAAAGACTAGACTCATTTATTCTTGGCGGCACAAACAAGGGCCAAGAAAATATTAAGGCTATACGCGAGAAAGCTGATTCCGCAAAAGGTAGCTGGGAAGGAATTCTTGGAAACTTTAACACCCAGCTTGGCGATGCCAAAGAGCTAACAAATCAAACGGCGGCAAGTACTAGATCCGCTTATGATACGGCGGTTGCTGACTGGGACAATAAGATTAAAGCAAAGCAAAGTGACGCAGATTTACTAGCAAAGAAAAACGAGGCTAAATATTTAGACCTTTTAAGTAACCTTACTTCTGGCAATACAGACGCATATAAACAAGCTGGGATTGATTCAAATGTTGGTTCTTACCTTGACAGCCTTGGTTATAATGTTGGCAATGTTTTAGAGCGCGGAAGTAATAAATCTCTTGGAGATTTGGTTTCTCCAGAATTAAAAGACGATTACAGCGCTTTGCTTGGTCTTAGGAATCTGGATTCATCTTATGATCTTAATACTACTGGTGCAAGCGGCGATGCTTTTAGAACCGATGAGGATCTACTAGATAGAGCTGGGGACGTTTATAATCTAGGAACCAGCATGGACAAGCGTGTTGCTGATATGTCAAAGCAGCAAAAAACTGACTACGATACAATTAACAGAGCCTTTGACTCTAAGACTCCACTCCAAGAAAGGCTTGGACTTGCCAGCGTGGTTGCTTCAAGGCTTGGAGCAA